GAACAAGAACCGTGACGTGGAAGGTGCTACCGCCTCGACAGAAGGCCCAAAACGTCGTAAGATGGGTGGTAGCAACATCGCCGACGCTGATCGGGCACTCCCAACGCCACCGGAGGACCCAGATGCAGTTGCGTAAGGAAACAGAGTTTCTGTTTAAAGAAGTAGGTGCTAAACGTTACGTTAGCCGCTCGCGGCTTCCTAAGCCTGCAGCATTACTACCCCTGACTTACAGCAGCAATCCACTGCCTGACAGGGAGCACTTTCTGTACTCTACCGATCCTAGGGCACTACGTATTAAGGAAGAGTTAGCAGATGTGTGCACCCGTGAATTTCCCGTCGACGTATTACCGTCGGGTTTCTCTGGACCAACAGCCGTACCGGGTGACTTTTACAGTCTTCGATGCGCTTCCGGTGTGGGTATGGATCCCCTACCTATCCCGGTGTACAGCAACGACAAGTTCGTCGCTTCACTTAACCTCCGCTCTAGCATTCGTCCAGAGGATAAGGCATGGTTCAAAGAGATCGTCAAGCTATTCTTCGGCCATGTTGCACCAGGAAATTTACACATACGTAAACAAGCTTCCTCGGGTTTTCCATTCTTTACGAATCACCTTCAATATCGTAAGGAAGCAACCCTAAAGTGTTTGCATCACATCGATGACTTCCTCAACGCATGCACTGGGGATGACGCTGAGTTGGAACGCGCCTATCAGGAGTATCACACACTGTTGATCTACGCAATTCAGGAGCGACAGCAGCCTGACAAGGTAATGAAGGATAAGAACGGCACTTGGACGACAAAGGACAGACCAGTCCCGACGGAAGAACAAGCACGTTCTGGTGAGTACGACGCTAAGTTAATGGCTGATAAGAAAGCCTATGACGACATGGGCAACGTGATCCCTGATCACTTCGCCATGCGTAGACGCACCGTGTTCGGATTCTCAGGAATACCGAACTACGTCATGACAGCCGTCATGGCGTGCGTACGTGAAGTATACCTAAACAGGTTTGCTTACACATACAAAACGCGCGATGATGAAGATAAGCAGCAGAAGATCAGCGGCTATAAATTCATCGTCGGCTCGGACGTGAAATCGATGGATACAACCATCCCACGATGGTTCTTCAACGATCTACTCTCCGAACTTCATCACTACTGGGATGAACGCTTGGTTGAGCTGCTCCGCCGCATGCTCGCCGCTCCTTACGTCGTACCACCACCATGGCGTAAAACGCCAGAAGGCTACGACCCAGTATTCGGGAATAGTCCGCTCAAGTCAACGAGCTTCGATTCCTGCGTCGGTTTGCCATCGGGTATTTTCATTAACCCGGATCTTGGCAAACTGTGGATGACCTTCGTCTATGTCATCCTGTTCCGCGATTCCGG